CGTTACTGTTCCGTCTTCTTCGATAAAGGAAACTGTACCTTTATAAAGTTTTCCGACGCTTGTTAATGTAGTGCCCATTGTTCCTCCTGAACCAATTGCACCGGCTTTGATGTCTTTACATCCTATTCCGTATTTTACTGCCATAATTTTGTTATTTAAATAGATTTATAATTCCGTTTAATATGCTTTTGAAATTTATTTTAAATGAAAGCCACACGGCAACAGTTGTAATGGCTATAATGCCGACGTAAAATAAAACTGATTGTATTTTTGTCATCCGGTAAACCGTTTTTTCCGTTTCAACTGTTACGGGTATTTCTTTGTAGGTATATACTGTATCAATCCTGCTGTAGATTGTGTCCTTATTTTTTGAAGTTGTATAGCTTAACTTTCCGGAATCAAATTTCACGCTCGATGTCGAATTTTTGCTTTTGTATTCTTCGAGGCTTCGCATGATCACCTTGTTGGTACTGTCGCATTCGAAATAGGCCTGCAAAAGGGTGCTGTCTCCGCGTATCACAACCGGAACAAGAGTGCTGGTATTCCTTTCAACCGTTTTCGTGTAAGGTACCGTCACCATCTCCTTTCGCGAACGGCATGATGACAGGATGAACGTTGTCAATATAAGTAGGATGATTAATTTCTTCATTGTTGATCTCCTGTTTAATTTTTTCGATCATGTCGAGCATATTTTCAGGCGTTATTCTGTCAAGGAGCCGAACAATCTTACTGTTTATTGAACGCAATTTATTGACCTCTTTCGTCAGCCTGTCCACTTGCTCCGAAACTTCCGTATATTGATCGCTCATTTTCTCAGCCAGCTCTCTCCACATCTTCGCAACAGAATCCACGTTATTGATTTCCGCCGCTTTTGCGTCAGCCGCTGCTTTGGCTTTCGTCGATTTCAGTGTCAGTAGCGTTACAATCATCCCGCTTCCGAGCAAGAGATTCAGTACAAGTGAAACAATTTCGAATGCTCCCATTTTTGCTTATTTTGTAAAGTAAAGATCAGCCTCCGCTGCTCTGCGTCTTGTCAAGCCGGCAATCGGAATATACACGCCGTTTTTCTCGATTTTATTCCATCGCGGAAATTCATTCCTGATTGTCGGATCGTTCGCATTAACTTTCGCTTTTTTCAGTAACGTACTCGTCCGAAAATTTCGTGTTCCTACGTTGTAAACGAAGCTCACAAGGGCATCAAATTGATTTTGTGACAGAGAAAGGTTTTGTTCGTTCACGGCGTCCTCCGCCGTTTTCAAATCACGCGCGAGGAGTTCGACAGCTTCCTGCTCGGTTATGGTATCACCGCTTTTAACTCCGCCCGTGTGCCCGTAACCTATTGTCCAAGTTCCGCGTGAATCCTGATACGCCTTCAGGCGCAACCCCTCAAACCTCTTTATCAGCTCGATGCCCTTGTTGCTCGTCTTCATATTTATTTACCGTTAGCCTAAGCCGCTGTGTCCTGAATAATTGCCAACAGTCCGGCAACATCATTGCGCATCGGACGACCACCCGCGCGAACTTCAAACGAATAAATGTCTCCGTAGTAAGTGGGGCTGTTTAATTCCTCACGTGCAACAACTTCTCCCAGCGCGCGACAAATCGAATTGGTATGCCATGCCAGTGCGGCGGCATTGTCAGTTGCAGCTCCGGCCGCACTCCATTCCTTGAATATTCCGGCCGTTGAATATACGCCAACGCGAGATCTCATCATTACGCTGAAACCGAATAGTTTACCAACGATTCCGTTTGCAATGTCAACTCCGGCGTGGAAGGCCATGGCTTCTTGTGCCGTAAGGCTGGCAAGCAGTTGGTCATACATGTCGGCGTCGATGAGCAGATAGCGATCTGCCTGCGGTACGTTTTGCTTGTTGAATACTTTCATGGCAGCGCGCACATCGTCTTTCGTGAAGGCCTTGCGGTTACCGGTAGCGGAAGGCGTATGTGCCAACACGGCAGCGCCGGTTGTTTTAATCGAGTAGGTAGAAGCCGGGAACCACTTTGCCAAAATACCTTCGGAGATAACCTCCTGCAATTTTGCCCTGTCCGTACGGATAACACTTTCACGTTTGTTGTACGACAGTTCTACTGTTTCGGCAAGGTCAATTTTAATGGGATCCGTCGAATAGTTGTCCAGTTCAAATGTTAAATCGATGTCGGTTCTCGAATTCACGGTGGCGGGGAATGTATTCCTGTTTTTAACCACATTTGAGGGCGCGCCCGCATTGGGTATGTGTACAATTTTCCCCTGATTCACAAATTCATCCGCATTAAATGCTTTCGCCAGGAAGGTATTGTCCGCGAACAGTCCCTCTACGATGGCGTTCATCCAAATTTCTTTTGTTATTGCCATTTTCTAAAATTTTAATTGGTTATTTCTTCACCGGCTTTTTGCCGTATTTTTGTTCGAATTTTTCTTCGTACAAATCAATGTACTTTTCTTTCAGCGTAACGAGCTTCCCTGCTTTGTCCAGCTCATCCCACGTTTTGCTTGCCATGTCTGCAAGTTCTTTGTTGGTATCTTGCGCCTGTGCGTCGAGCATGCTCTTAACGCTGGCGCGTTTCGGAATATTAGACAGGGCCTTTTGTGCCGATTCGAAGTCGGTCGCAAAAAATTTCAAAAAGTTTTCTTTGCCTTCGGCATTCAGTCGCCCGTCCTTCACGGCTTCGTCAACCAGCCTTACGGCCTCGATGTTTCTCGCTTCGGCGTCTGCCTTCGCACGCGCATCGGCTTCATCTTTCAGTCGTTTGTTTTCTTCCGAAACTTCTTTCATTTTATCCACAAGCGTTTTCACCGCGTCGTGGAGCTGCTCATCAGTGCTGTTTTCCGGCAAGTCGAGCATTTTAAAAATTTCACCTTTCATTTTGCTTTGTTTTGATGTTTGAGGTTTGTTTTCACTCGCCACAAAATTGTTATCGAATAATTTTAAAATTTGGTCATCAGTTAATGGCTGATCATTTTCATCATATAACCGTAAAGCATTATGGTTAGCTCCGATGCCGACAATCGACGCTTCCCTTAATTGCCACCTGGTCACTGTTGGCAATTTCTGTCCCGGCAGCATCTTCATCGGATCGTCCGATGTTTCCACTACCCGAAACCCTACGGATGCCATCCTCAAAAATCCGCGCTCTACCTTTCCGGCTATCTTGCGTGCATTTTCGTCTTCTGTATCGAAAACGGGATCGGCAAGCAGTTTTCCGTCTTCAATTCTCACGTTGTCCCAACGCCCAATTGGCATTGACCAGTCATCATGATTATAAAACATCACAGGATTGCGCTTGAATTGCTCGATATCGGCTCCGTCCATCAAAACTCGAAAACCGTAAGTGTTAACAGTCTCATCGCTCAATACGAATGATTTCTTTTCAGCCATTTTTTTTCGCTCTATTTTCTTGCAAATAAATAAAAGCTTAAGGTTTCATTCCAAAATATGTATCAAGCCTTACTATATGTATATCAAGCCTTAAGATACTTTTATTCGAAAAGTATTTTATAAATATATTTTTGTCTGAAAAAGAGTACAAAATGGCAAATCTGACAATCGAACAAAAACGCGAGTGGGCTCAGTTGCTCTATACCAAAGAGCACCTCACACAGAAAGAGATAGCCGAGCGAGTAGGAATCTCTGTGCAAACAATGTCGAAGTGGGTGACTAAATTCAAATGGGATGAGCTCAAGGTTTCGCTCACAATCACGCGCGAAGAACAACTCAAAAACCTGTATCGGCAGCTTGCCGAGATGAACAAAGCCATTTCGGAACGCGACGGGAACAAATATCCAAACGCCGCCGAAGCCGACACCATCACAAAACTTGCGAACGCCATCGATAAACTCGAAACCGAGACCGGTTTAAACGAGATTTTATCGACTTTCAAGGAGTTTTTAAATTGGCTGCGTAAGTTCAACCTCGAAGAGGCACAGCGCCTTGTCCCGCTTTTCGACGATTTCGTTAAAACGAAACTAAAATGACAAAACGCCTTAAAATAATCGAACGCGATGCGCTCACCGATTGGGATGAGTTCCGGAGGGGATTACTAAACGCGGCTACGATTGACGATACGGAAACAATTCCCGAACAGCGACAACGCATTGCTCGCCTTGAAGCTGACAATGAGGCATGGTTCGCTTATTATTTCCCGACTTATTATACCTGTGAACCGGCACTGTTTCACAAAAAAGCTACTAAACGATTATTTTCTCATCGACGTTGGTACGAAGTTCGTGCCTGGAGCCGCGAGCTGGCGAAGTCCTCGCGTTCAATGATGGAGGTTACAAAACTTGCGTTGACCGGACAAATCAAAAACGTATTGCTGATTTCAAACTCACAGGACAATGCCGAGCGCCTGCTGATGCCGATTATGATTTCGCTTGAAAGCAACATGCGCATTACGCACGATTACGGCGTTCAACAGAAACCGGGTAGCTGGGAAGTTGGCGAATTTGTTACAAACGACGGCGTTTCTTTTCGCGCGCTGGGTGCGGGACAAAGTCCGCGAGGTACACGCAACGAAGCTGTTCGCCCCGATTTTATCCTCATCGACGATATCGATACCGACGAGGAAACCCGGAATCCGGATCGCATTCAAAAGAAGTGGGAGTGGATCGAGCAGGCGCTTATTCCAACCGTCAGCGTTTCGGGCAGCTATCGGATTTTGTTTAACGGAAATGTCATTGCACGCGATTGTTGTATCACAAGGGCAATGCAAAAGGCCAACTTCGTTGATATCGTTAATATTCGAAACGCTGAGGGAAAATCGTCGTGGCCTCAAAAGAACTCGGAGGAGGATATCGATATGATACTGTCGATGATTTCGACGGCTTCGGCTCAAAAAGAATATTTCAACAATCCGTTGTCTGAAGGTGATGTTTTCAAAGAAATGACCTGGGGAAAAATACCTCCGCTCAATCGATTTCCTTTTTTGGTAGCCTACGGCGATCCTGCCCCGTCCAACTCTAAAAATGGCAAGGGCTCTTATAAGTCAGTCTTCCTGGTCGGAGCTTACGATGGAAAATATTATATCATCACAGGGTTCCTCGATCACGTGACAAATGAGGAATTTGTGGGATGGTATTACGCTATTCGCGACTATGTTGGCGACAAAACGACTGTTTATAATTACGTAGAGAACAACAAACTGCAAGATCCTTTTTATCAGCAGGTTTTCATTCCGTTGTTTTCCGAGTGTGCGAAGGAAAAAGGTTTTGTTGGTATTATTCCCGACGAAAGGAACAAGCCGGACAAGTTCTCACGCATAGAAGGTAATCTTGAACCGCTCAACCGTTTCGGTAAATTGATTTTCAACGAAAACGAGAAAAGCAATCCGCACATGAAGCGACTTGAGGAACAATTCCTGCTCGTTACGCCGAAACTGACCGCTCCTGCTGACGGCCCCGACTGTATCGAAGGTGCTGTATGGAAGATCAATGAGAAATTATCGACGCTGTCGGCGGATAGCTATTCGATAGGAAAACGAAGGGCAAACATAAAACGATATTAATAGAAAAAAATATGGCTTTTTTATCACCCGAAGAACTCAAAACTCATCTGTACGTAGAGAACATCAATGTGATTTCTCGCGATGATGAGACGATATTGCAGGCCGCTATCGACGCTGCATGCCAGGAGGCGAAAGGTTATTTAGCCGCCTATGACACGGCGCAGATTTTCGCCGCCATAGGAAGCAATCGCAACGCGCTGCTTCTTATTTTCGTTAAGGACATTGCCGTCTGGCATTTCATCAATCTTTGTAATGCCGGAACAGAATTGCAACTACGCCAGGATCGTTATGAACGCGCTATCGACTGGCTCAAGGCAGTTCAAAAAGGCGATGTTTCTCCCGATTTGCCAAAAGTCGTCGACGAATCTGGCGTGGAAAAAAACGGAATAATCACATTCGGGAGTAACCCGAAAAAAAATCAACACTTTTAAGCTATGGCAAAAAAACAAAATACCGCCGGCACGGTGATCAATCAGATCATCATCAAAGCCCCGCAACGAAAAACGTCGGATGTTGGCGAGTGGCGCAATGCCCTAACGTCAGCCGATTCTGGGCGTATGAAACGCCTGTTTGATTTGTATGAGGATTTACTTATCGACAGCTATCTTTCGGATGCGTATGCGAAACGTCGTGAAGCGGTTACCAATGCCGAAATAACCTTTCAGGACGCAAAGGGTCAGGAAGTGCCGGAAATGGTCGCACTCATGGACACAATAGGCTTTGAGGATTTATTGAATTTGATTCTCGATGTTCGCTTCTGGGGACGTTCGGCGATGGAATTCGATTTCACGGAGGGCATTTCTGTCTTTGAAATCCCGAAAAAACACATTGATTTGATTAATCGTCAAATTCTAAAGCAGGACACGGACATCACAGGCATTCCTTATGAGGGCGACGATAATTTACTTGTATTGGGTAAACCTCGCGACTTCGGCTTATTTTTAAAAACTGCACCGTACGTGATCTGGAAGCGGGGCGGATTCGGCGACTGGGCACAGTGGCTCGAAATATTCGGCATGCCGCAACGTGTGGGAAAATACAGTTCGTTCGATCCTCAAAGCCGGCTTTTGCTTGAGCAAGCGCTCGAAAACGCTGGATCTGCGCCCTGGTTGGTGATTCCGAAGGAGAGCGATGTGGAGACGGTAAACAATACAGGTTCCGGCAGCTCCGGAACTTCGTTCAATGACTTCCGAAAGGCATGTAATGAGGAAATACTGATAACCGTTTTAGGGCAAACCCTTACAACAATACAGGGCGATAAAGGAGCTCGCTCATTGGGAGAAGTTCATAAGGAGGTCGAGGAAAACAAAAACCGGAGCGATATGCGTTTCGTGCAGCGAGTACTCAATCAGTTTGTACTCCCGCGTCTCGAAAATCGCGGTTTTCCGGTAAAAGGTGGCCGTTTTGTTTTTCCTGAAGCAGCCGAGCAATTATCCGTATCTGACATCGTAGGATTATCCGATATAATCGATATTCCGGCTTCATATTTGCATGATAAATTCAGCATTCCGGTGCCAAAAGACGGTGAACAGGTTGCTCGCCGTAAATTTCAGCAGTTTTCTGTTCCGGATAGTGAATTTGATGATACACAGAATGAAGAACCGGTCAAAAATTCGGACAGAAATTTCTTTAAAAAATTGGCCGATTTTTTCGTTCAAGCCCCGGCAGTGACCGGGGCAATATCGACTGGAAGTCTCCTCACACTATCCGATGATGATTTGCATGACCGGCTTATAAAAAGAGTTGCTGAAAAAAATATCGGTCGTTTCGATCCGGAATTGTTCAATTGGATAAGTAAAGATTTGATTTCCGCTCTCTATGCTAAGCCACAGCGAATGGCAGATTTGGGATTTACCTATGGATATCAATCCGATGCTTTCCGAACTGCACAGGAATTGAATGTCTTTCATTTCAGTGCGGCAAAAACGCTGGTGGAAATACAACGATTAAACGAACTTTATCGTCAGAGTAAGTCGTTCGACGAATTCTATAAATCATCAAGTGAGGAGTTGAACGTTTTCAATAAGACATGGCAACAAACGGAATGGCAAACGGCAACACTGATAACGGAAAGCACAGAAAATTACAACCGTTTGAAAAACAAAACGAAATTATTCCCTTATTGGGAATATCGCACGGTTGGTGATGATAAGGTACGCGAAGAACATCGAAAATTACACGGTCTGACGCTTCCGGCAAGCGATCCACGCTGGAATAAAATATGGCCACCAAATGGTTGGAAATGTCGCTGCCACGTAGTTCCTCGAATGCGTCAAGAAGCGGAAGATGTCGATTTTGACGAGATGCGTTCGAAGGTAGATGAATATTACAATACGAAAGAATGGAAGCAAAATGAAGCGCAGGGATTTGGTGTGAACAGGGCTCTTATGCCGGAAATATTCAACGAGAACCAGATGTATATCAAAAAGTTCCCTAACCAAGCAGCTAAACTCCTCAAAGATATCAATTATAGTTCTTATGGGCTTAAGTCCTATGAACAAATGCGTTCGAATGCTCAGGGTAAACTACCTGTATATGATGGCGCAATTAAGGATTTCGTAGATGCGTTGAAAAAAGAAGACGGAAAAACTTTTTTCACGGATTACAACAGTCGATCTATTCTCTTTGATGAACAAGATTATTTGAAAGGACATTCTAAAGAGAAATACGAAGCAAGGGCAAAATATTTCAAAGCGATGTCTGAAACACTGAAAACGCCAGACGAGGTGTGGATCAATTCCGGAGTTTCAGGCATAAATACATTCGATCAGTATGTCTTCTTGAAATATTATGAAGACGAAACAATGGCAGTGATCGGGGCTATTGAAAATGGAATTGTTTACAAGATAAATACGTGGTTTCCAGTTTCAGAAGTTCAAAAGACAACAAACAAAATGAAACGACTTGCGAATAAATACAAATACAGATGGGGATTACTCATAAAAAAACCCGGCGTTTAATCCGGGTTTTTCGGCTCGATTGCGATACGCCGTTTCCGGCCGTCGTTGTCCCTCCGCCGAAGGATATTGGCAACTTCTTATCCG